GAGCCGTAGCCGTAGCCGTAGCCGTCGCCGTCGCCGTAGCCGTAGCCGGAGCCGTAGCCGTCGCCGTCGCCGTAGCCGTCGCCGTAGCCGTAGCCGGAGCCGGAGCCGGAGCCGTCGCCGTCGCCGGAGCCGTAGCCGGAGCCGCTGGCGGAGCCGGAGCCTATGCTACCCACACAGGTACCTCCTCAATGCTTTTCCGGGCTACCTGGCTCACCAGCAGGATTTCATCCACCCGCAGAATCTCGTGTCGCTCGACGGGCACCGGGAATTTGCAGTCATTCGGGTTGGAAGTCCCGACCTGGGCCAATTGGGATAGCGACGCAGCGCCAGCCCAGTACCACAACCGGCGACACTGCGACAGCACAACAGTGGTGCCGGATGGAGTCTCTGTGCGGTCAACCAGTTCGCCGGCGAAACAACCGGCTTGCGCGGATCTGACGATCACGTAGGGTTTCTCGTTTTCCATACCCGTAATTATGCGCATGACGTACGCATCTAGTCAAGCGCTTAAATGGGGGAGATCTGATACGGTCGGTAGGAGTCCGTCAACTGGCCGGTCGCAGCGTCCATGTACACGCGCTCTTTTCGCGGCTCTACCAGAGCAGACCACCCGATAGCCAGCGCCATCACCAAATCGTCGTGCAGCCCCTCGGGGGCAGAGTATCGAGTAAATCCGCTCGCCAGCGGCTTCCCTTCGAACGCCTGGAGTTCTCCCACGAGCACTGGATCGTCGGGGATCGCAATCGCTCCACGTTCGAAAGCCAGTGCCAGTTGCTGCACGATCGCGGACTTGCTCTGCGCAGTGGTGAGGAACGCCGCCACGGGCAAGCCGTCCTGCTGAAGCTGCTCCACCACCGGGCCGCCCATACTGTTTACCTCGGCCACAATCCAGCATCGGCCGCCGTGACGGCGCCAGAACTCAGCCAGGCGCTGGCGCTGGATCGAGTACTCTAGGCCTCGGAAGCGATCAATGCCGACGACGTGGCCGGCTGCCGAGAGCGCCACAAACACGGTGTAGTCGCCAGTTCGTCCCCAATCCACGCCGATCATCGCCGCTGGCTCAGCAACAATTGGCCGTTCCGCTGCGTCCTGGATGCGGCGGAATACAGCTCCGGCCCAGGTGACGAACTGCGCCAAGTATTCCTGCGCAAAGGCGAGGTCGGTCAATTCCTCTCGCGCGGACTCGATTTCCGCCGGCGGGATGTGCGGATTGGCGCTGCTGGGCATGAGCCAGCTCGCCCACTCCTCGCGCGTCGCATCCTGCCCGAGACGATACATCGTGTGGAAGTAATTTGCCGTCCCACGCGGCGTGCTGATGAACCACGCCGATCCGGAGTAGTCGGTCAGCATCGGGCGAATGGATTGCTGCCAGGCGCGCTCCAGGTTCGGCACGAGGGCCGCCTCGTCAATCACAATCCGGGCGTAGGCTCGACCGCGACCGGCATCGGGCTTGTCCAGAGACCAGCATTCCACCATCCCGCCGCCGATGAGTTGCAGCCAGTGGTCTTGCTCGCTCTGGCGCACAGTGACCGGCTTGAGCGTGCTCTGAACGTTGCGCCAGGCATCGGCCAACAGCTTGTAGGTGGGGGCGAACCAAGCAACCGGCTTTCCGCGCAACGCGGGGCGAACCAGCCGGTCTACGGCGATGGTGGTCTTACCCCAGCGGCGCCCGCAGCAAAGGGCGTTGAATCGCCGGCTCTCGCGCAGCACCTGATACTGTGCAGCGTGTGGCGTCGGCAGTACCAAGCGCACGTTCATTCGGGAATCGTCTTGTCGGCGTAGACCACTTCCACCACGGTGTGTGCTTCAATCGGCGCGCCGGCCGGACCGGAATGCTCACGCCGCTGAAGCTCGGAGAAGTTGGCCTTGCACTTGAGCCAAAAGCAGATGGCCCAGGCTTCTCCTCTATCGATAGCGACCACGAGCTTACTCACGGCCTTTGCCGATACGATATCGGCGCTTGTTTCCAATTCCGTGCGATAGTATTTCGCGAATGTCTTGATGGACTTCGGAGATTCCGGCAGACAGCGGTGGATTGCATCCATCGATAGCCCGGCGGCCGCCATGTTGCGGACTAGGGCCCGGTCGTTATCGGATGGACTGTAAGGCGGCCTACCGGGTTTTCCGGCGCGCATCGGAAACCTCCTGGAACGTTCGGCCGTCTCCATCGAGCATTGCGGACTGGCCGGTTAGATTCTGCCAGCGTTGTACTCCGTACGGGGGGTCGGTGGCCATCAATCGGCCTTTTTCCGCTCCCATTAGTCGTCCGACCGCTATTGCGTCAGTTGAGTCCCCACACAGCAGCCGGTGAGATCCCAGTAGCCACAGATCGCCATTGGTTGAAGTTGGCACCTCCGGGACCGGGGGCGCATCGTCCTCGACGATTGCAGCAGCTGCGGAAAACTTGTTGATTTCGCGGAGGTCAAATCCCGTCGTTCCCAAGTCCAGATCAAAGCCCTTGAGGTCGGCAAACTCGCTCGCTAGGATGTCGAGGTCCCATTCCGCCTCCTGCGCAGTCCGGTTATCCGCCAGACGCAGCGCCCGGATCTTCGCCGGGCTGAGATTTGAGGCGATGTGTACCGGGCACTCCGTCAAGCCGATGGACTTGCCGGCGGCCCGGCGCAAGTGCCCGATCACAATCACGCCCGCGGTGTCGACCACGACCGGCTGGCGCCATCCAAACTCTCGGATGCTGGCGGCCACCTTGGCCACCGCTGTTGCGCTCCACTTGCGCGCATTCTTGGGATAGTCGGCCGGTTTATCAATCGGCCACATCTCCACCGCGTAACCGCTACTTTTCGTTCGCAAACCGGTAAAATTCCTTCACTTGGCCATTGTAGTCTGAGGCGGCGTGTTGCGCGCAACATGATGCTTTTCGTGTTCCTCAACCAGCGCGACAGCCTCGAGCAGTGTGTCGGCTTCGAATCGGCGCCAGCAGCGAGCGCAGTGTACTTGATACCGCTCGTGATCGTTCATCGGCGCGCTGGCTTCCCGCCGGCCTCGCGGATGATGCGATCCTCCAGCGCCTCGATTTTCGTCACAGCCTGGGATAGCAGCAGGCGAGCCTCTATGCTGGCGGTGGAACCAACGGCGGATTCCAGCCGGTCGCGCTCTTGCTTCAGTGTCAGGCGCGTACTTCGCAGTTGCGATAGCGCCAGTAAGTTACTCATACGATTGGTAAAACCTCCAAAATTGGATTAACTCGGGTTCGCGGTGCTGGCACAGAGAAAACTTGCCACAGACGAAGCATGCTCGGGTCAGAGGCTCCGGCGGCCGCTCGCGGATTCTCCGGCGCGGGGTGACTGGCGCCGGCACCGCGGGTGATGGCGGCGATGGAATTGTGCGAAATAAGCCCCTAGGAGGCCCCTGCCGGGTGGGGGGGGGAGTGTATGGGGTGCCGGGAGCGCCCGCACCGGGCTTAGACAGGCTCTCCGGCCAAATGGCGGGGTATTGGGGAAGCATCCGCACCGGCATTTAGTCGGTTCCTTCCCCGCCGAAGCGCAATTGATCCGGCACGGAGCATCCATTGGGGCACCGGACGGCGTAATCGTAGCCGTCTACAGTGCGCTTCGACCAGCCGGAGCCGTCGCAGTCGGGGCAAACGTCGCGTCGAATCCACGGGGTGCCGTTTTTTTTGCGCTCGTCTTCGGCGTGGAGTTCGCCGGCCACGCGGAACAGATCAGCGTCGGTCGGGCAGAAACTCGAGATTTTGCCGCAGTGCGTCGCCAAAACTCTGGGATCCACGTGGTAAGTGTCGGCCGCGCGTCGCAGCCCTTGCGCCAAGCCCAGCTGGCCCGCGCGATCTTTGGGCCAATTGGAGCATCTCGAAAATAGCTCCTGGCAGATTTCGTCCATGCCCTCTGGGGAATCGCCACCGGATTTACTTTCGTACGGATTTCTCATTCTTGGCTCCTTGCTCGCCGTAATTCACCAGGAGAGTCGGCACTTTCGACAGCAACAGGCCCGTACCACAATTGGGCACTTTCGCATATACCTCTCGGCACGCTTCAGCAATCGTCTGATCGGTCACTGACCTT